CATTAAAGTTGGCGACAAAATTATCGAACAAAGAGTCGGAAGACCAGTTAACTGGATTGTTGATTACAACAAACTCGGCCCCCCAAATTTATCAGGACAATACGACTTTTATTACCAAGGGAACTCTCTCGGTGTAGATAGAGTTGGAGAAACACTTGACGTTGCAGAAATGTGTGGCATAGTAGAAAAAGGTGGAGCATGGTATACAGTAAATGGAGAACGTTTTCAAGGACGTGCAAAGGCTGTAGCGTATTTAAAGGAAAATCCAGATGTTGTAGACAGCTTAGTAGGAGAGATAAATGCCAAACATTAATGAATTTCTTGGTAAGCCAGAAAAAGTATTTGCTCCAGAACTTGAAAGATTAGGTGGAACTAAGCCTTGCAGCAAATGTGAAAAAGATTCAGAAGAATATTTTTGGGATGCAATTAATATGATAATATCCTGGGAATGTCCAGACGGACATAAAAATTCTTACTCGGTGGGATAATGTCAGAAAGATCAGAAGTAAAACGTGATGGTGCTAGGGCACAAAAGAATAGCGGAAGAGGAGATTATCAATAGGGTGATGCTCAATGGAAGCAGTTTCTTGTTGATTACAAAGAAGCAGGTACATCGTTTAATTTAAATAAAGATAACTGGGCAAAGATTTGTACAGATACCTTTAAAGTAAATAGAGATATGCATCCAGCGCTAAAGATTATTATAGGATCTGATTCCAAGGTTCGTCTTGGGATTATTGAGTGGGCAGTTTTAGAAGAACTGATCCAGTTTTGGGAGGATAACCAGTGACTATCTTTTTACTGGGATTAATGTTAGGATTTAGTATTGGTTACCCAATTGGGTTATTCATTGATAAGTTAGATAAAAGGATAAAAAATGGCGGACGATAAGAACACCCTTGAATTAATTAGCGACATAACAGAATTTAATGATCTTCATGAGTTTATGAAAGATGAACATTTAGATAGAGCATTATCTATTGTTGTAAAGCTTTTAATGAATCCTGATGTTCCTTCTGCTAAAGCTCCTATGCTTATTATGGAACTACAGGCTATGTCAACTAAGTTTGCAGTAATGTCTTCAGTCTATTCAACTATTGCTAAAGATAAAGCGGGCACAGTAAATAACAACAAAAAGAATGTATATTATTCAGTAAAGGAGTCCATAGACAAACTTGTAGATGCACTTAAGTATGTCGTTAGGTATAACTCATAAATGGCTAGAGAAATTGTAAAGAACCTTAAATTTAAAAAGCACACAGGAAAGTTCTTTGATCCTGAATTGTTTGCTCAGTTACTTGATGAGTCATATCGCAATACTAAACGAGCAGATGGAGAGATGACTAAGAAGTCATTTAGTCCAAGTTCATTGGGTTACGGTCATGGTAAGTGTCCTAGATACTGGTACATGGCTTTTTCTGGCGCAGTATTTATTGATGATAATGATGCCGTTGCCGTTGCTAATATGGCACAGGGAACACAGGCGCATGAGCGACTACAAAAGCTTATCTCTACTATGCCAGAGTGGAGAGCGGAAGAAGAAGAGATTATTAATGAGTATCCGCCTATCAGAGGCTTCATAGATCTTATTATGGAATATGATGGCGAAACAGTAATTGGTGAAATTAAAACGGCAAAGCAAGAAGTTTGGGATACTAGACAATCAGAGATGAAGCCTACAGATAACCATATGCTACAGCTATTAACCTATATGAAGCTAAAGAATGCTAAAGAAGGCTTCTTTCTATATGAAAATAAGAATACCCAAGAGGTCTTGGTTATTCCAATCTCTATGAATGAAAAGAATACAAAGATTATTGAAGATACATTTGCATGGATGTGCGAAGTCTGGGATAACTTTAAAAATGGAGATCTTCCTAAGAGACCAGAAGGTGCAACTAAATCAAAGATGCCTTGTACTTACTGTCCAGTCAAAAAAGAATGTTATTCAAAAGGTGGGCCAGTAGGCACTGTTGATATTGATTTATTTTCGGTATTTAGTAAATGATATGCGCTAATTCTGAATGTAAAAAGGATTTTAATCCTAAAACTCATAATCAAAAATACTGCACAGATGAGTGTTGCCGTGTTGCAACTAATAGAAGGATTATGGAAAAATATTATGAAAAGAAAGCAATTAGAAATGGTGCGCTAAGGCCATGCTCTAAATGTGGTTGTCAGCTTAGTCGATATAATAATACTGAATTGTGTTCAACATGCGAAAAAACTATTAATGCTGATACAAAGAATAAACTATTTAGGATGATCAATGACGTTAGCTAGTTTAAAGAAAACTCAGGCAAACAGAGTTCTTGGGATAGACGCTTCAACAAACTCTATTGCTTTTTGTTTGATGGAAAACGATATCCCATTAAAATGGGGTAAGGTTAACTTGTCTGGCGAGGATATATATGATAAAATTCATGATGCAAAAAACAAAATGCATTATATGTTAGAAGAATTAAAATCAGACTATATCGTTGTTGAGGGTGCAGTATTTGTAAAATCAGCAGATGCTGTAATTAAATTATCATATGTTTATGGGGTTGTTATTGCAGAGCTAATGTCTACAGGGGCAAAAGTTATTACAATAGCACCGTCTTCTTGGCAGGCATATATAGGCAATAAAAATCCAACTAAAGAAGAAAAACAAATGATAAGGGCACAAAACCCAGGGTACGCAGACTCATGGTATCAAAACAAATTAAGAAATATGAGAAAGCAAAGAACTGCTGATTATTTTAATAGAAAGTATAATTTAAATGTGGTGGATTTTGACGTTGCAGATAGTTTTGGTATTGCACATTATGCTAACAAGGTATTGACAGAGAGATGAAGTTATATCAAAGTAAAGATTGGTTGCATAGAAGATATGTAATTCAAAAGAAAACGGTAACAGAAATTGCCGATGAGTGCAAAGTCTCTGCTATGACTATACAGAGATATTTAGAACAATTTCAATTAATTAGGAGAAGGTAATGCTAAAGGCGGTATACGAAGATGTAAACAATTTTAATTGCAATGATTTATATTTAAGATCAGTAGGAGCACCAGCAGGTAATAAGATTTGGTCTGCATGCCATGAAATTGCACACATGTTAATTGAAAAGAATATCTCATATGGCAACTCTGCTTTAGAGCCAGCCAGAATTTTTTCAACGGCGGATTCAACAGAACAATTAAAAGTTCGTATTGATGATAAATTAAATAGGGTAAAGAATAACCAAGGCTTTGCTGGAGATAATGATATTGATGATTTAATTGGATATTTAGTCTTATATAAGATTGCCAGAGCTAATTCAGATTGACATTTTAGTCGACTAAAAGTATAATGTATTAATGAGCGAAATAGAATTGTCAGAACATTTTGACAGAATGAACAAAGTAGTTGAGGAACTTCTAAAAGGAAGCACACCCACACAGATCGCTACAATTACAGGAATACAACGCAAAGAGGTCCTTGAGCTAATTGATGACTGGAAAAACGTTGTACATAATGATAGCAATATTAGAGATCGTGCTAGAGAAGCTATCTCAGGAGCAGATCAACACTATGCCATGCTTATTAAAGAAGCCTGGAAGACTGTAGAAGATGCAGATCAGTCTGGACAATTAGCAGTTAAATCTGGGTCGCTAAAACTAATAGCAGACATAGAGACTAAAAGAATTGCAATGCTTCAATCAATCGGTGTTCTTGAGAATAATGAAATTGCATCTCAAATTGCAGAAACAGAACGTAAGCAAGATATTCTTGTTAAAATTTTAAAAGAGACTACATCAACATGCCCTAAATGTAAGATGGAAGTTGCAAAAAGATTATCTCAAATAACTGGAGTAATCGAATCAGTTCCAGTAGAGGAAGCCGATGTCGTTTGAGTTTACCGACCTTATTGACATGCTTGACGGGGAGGAGTTTGATGAAAAACCAGTCGATCTTAGAACGTTTGTTAGAAGTCCAGAATACCTTGGGCTTCCAGAACTTTCCGACTACCAGTACACGCTTATTGAAAAAAGTTCGCAAATCTATAAAGACTCAACCCTTATCAAATTATTTGGAGAAGAAGAAGGAAAAATAAGATTTAAGCAAACTGCAAATGAAGTAGTTGCTCAATTAGGAAAAGGTTCAGGAAAAGATTACTGCTCAACAATTGCAGTTGCCTATATAGTTTATTTACTATTGTGCTTAAAAGATCCAGCTACCTATTACGGAAAACCCCCAGGAGACAGCATTGATATTATTAACATTGCTATTAACTCACAACAGGCAAGCAATGTATTCTTTAAAGGATTTAAAACAAGAATTGAAAAGTCCCCTTGGTTTGCAGGAAGGTATACAGACAAAGCAGCAGAAGTTAAGTTTGATAAAGCAATAACAGTACATTCTGGCCACTCTGAACGTGAAGCATGGGAAGGATATAACGTTATTGTTGTTATCCTTGATGAGATTTCTGGGTTTGCTATTGAGAATACAACGGGACACGATCAAGCAAAAACAGGTGCAGCTATCTATGATATGTATCGTGCATCAGTAGATTCTCGTTTTCCAGATTTTGGTAAAGTAATTCTTCTTTCTTTTCCTAGATATAAAAACGATTACATACAACAAAGATATAATGCTGTTGTTGCAGATGTAGAAACAGTAGTTCGTGATCATAAATTTAAAATGGATGAAGACCTTCCAGACGGAACTCAAGGAAATGAGTTTGAGATTCAATGGGAAGAAGATCATATTCTTTCATATAAGATACCTAGAGTATATGCTTTAAAGAGACCAACTTGGGAAGTCAATCCAGTCAGAAAGATTGATGACTTTAAGGTTGCATTTTTTACAAACCCTCTTGATGCTTTATCAAGATTTGCATGTATGCCACCAGATGCAGTAGATGCATTTTTTAAATCAAGAGAAAAAGTTGAAAAAGCATTTAATAAAGCTCACCTAGCAGTAGATAACTTTGGTAGATTAGAAG